TCTTTTGTTTCTGTTTCTTAGGTGGCGCTACTTGTTGCACCACTACTAAAGGATTACTATTACGCTTTCGACCTTTCGGCTTACTTGCATTTTTGGACTTATTCTGCTTGAGTACAGCAAGAATAGCAGGTCCAGGGTGTTCCTCAACCCCAACGAGAACATCGCCAGCGGAATTACCACGGCTTTGATGTTTGTTGGTACCATTGATTGAGGGTATACCTCCAATTTGCAAATGTTCCATGTCTTCAATGGAATCGTCAAAAGTGGAATCAAAAAGATACTTGGATTCCTCAACTAAGAGGCGTCGTATATTTTTAAGATCTGTTAACCTTCGACGGGTCTGCTCGACAGGAGATAGATGCGGTGTGTCGACTTGGGCCTCAACACAAGTTGATAAGGCCTTAGTCAGTGTGAGAAGCGCGTGTGCTATTTGTTGCGCTACTGTTTGTGTTGACATAGAAAGGGGGGGAGGGAGCTTCGTTGTAAAGGTAGCCAAGCTGCGGCACGAGTGCTGCCGAACGTTGCTACCTTGAGGCACTCGTTGTGAAGTATACCCCGTGAATAAGGTCCAGAGCTCATCGTCATAGTGATACCCCTTAAAGGCACTCACAATGTCGTCTTCCACTCGGTGGCCATACTTTCTACGCAAGAACTTAAACAAGTCGTCGAACCAAAGACGACAATTCTCACAGGCAAACGTCTCATTACGTAAGCCACAACAGCGTGTGATAGTATTTGCGATACGTACCACAGGGTCCTTCTTGCTATTAAAAATAAGCATATTAGACCTCATCTTAAGACAGTCGATGTTAGGTAGGTACATACTAAACCCAAAAGGTGTTTCGGTTTGCTTGAAATCATGGCTCAAAAAGCTAAGTTCCCATACATTCCTAAAACCGTCAGATTCAGATGTATACTCCATACTAATGTCGCCCATCACACGATTAATACCTTCTAGATTGAAGAAAGCACGAGCGTCAGGTTTCACAGAAATAAACACATCGTCACCCACAAAATGTTCTAAAACATTTGCTTTAAACGATCTATAATTCCTGAGCAACGGTGGCGCGAGTAGTTTCCACATAACAGAGAAATCCATAAAATTTTTTAAGGATGTTATCTGTGGTTGTG